CCTGAGCCTCTCCGTTACGCTGCTTCTCGTTCATTAAGAACGTATCGCCCTGAGACTCGTCCACAGTCTCGCCACGGTTTCGCTGGTTTTCCTTCTTTTTGTTGCGCCACACAAGAAAGACGTTATCCACCTGATCGCTAATAGAACCAGAGCCTTTTAGGTCGTTCTTATTCGGCGTTACCTCGTCTGAGGCTTGCTTGCGAATATGGTGGACTAGATGAATATGGACGTTATGGTCACGAGCCAATGCCGTTAGCTCATCGATGAAATTCTTCTGACCATTAAAATCATCCTCGTTCTTGACGCACTTCATTAGGCTATCGATAAAGATATGCTGAACGCCTAGTTCCATCGCGCAATACCGACTCATAGCCACGACCTTATCCGGGCTAGTCGTACCCTGCTGGTCGTATAAATATAAGGAGTCAGCCGTATACTTCTCTAATCTTGCTAGAAGTTTGGTGATGTAAGCCTCACGATCCGACGCTAACGGATCATCCACATACTCACCTGCAAACTGTCGCAGCATCCTCTCTAGCGTCTTAATCGGCTTCATCTCAAACGACGCTATACAGACCTTCTGACCCTGCTTCACTAGGTGCAGAGCAATCTGTCCTGTCAGCAAAGACTTACCACCACCGTTAGAACCTGCGTAAACCGTGACTTCTCCCGGTCTAAACGCAAAAGAATCGTGCGTCTTAGTCCAAGGCAATAGTATTTTTGCATCTCTTGTAGTGCTGAGATAGCTTTCCTTAATATCGTCTAAGAAATCTCTAGCTTGCTTAACCTTCAACGTTACATCGTTGGAATGTAGATACTTCTCTACATCGATAGAATCACTCTTGATAATTCGCAGTCTCCTAGCTTCGTCTAATTCTGCTGCTCTTTGCTCAAGACTCATTCTTAGCCTCCCGTCGTAGTTTTCTGATTTCTGCAATCAGGTTCTTGTGATAAATGTGCATCTTGTGAAGATGTCTAGCGTACTCCGTTAGCCCGAGTCCTTGTAACTTTTCCACCATCTCAGGCGTATCCTCAAACCACACCATCCTGTTCAGCACATCTATTTCTTTTGGCTTCTTCATTTCTTGTCTCCTCCTTAACGACCTCAACTAACCGCTGGATTCCAAAAACACTAGCTACCCAAAACCCCGGTGTTACCTCGCTAAAGCCTAACTCAATCAATCTGGCTTCAGTCATCACCCCTCGCTTTCATCATGGCATCAGCAATTTTGTAAGCCATTTCGCCAAGTTCTAAACTATCAACAGTTGAACCTTTTTCGCACCAATTTAACATTCCTTGCATAGCTAACCCTGCCATCCAATCGCGTAAATCCATACCGTCCTGAGTCGTTATGTGACCGTTATCCGCAAGTGTCGGAAATGCCTTCATCCTCATGCTTTGCTTTGGCAATTCGACCTTCTCCTCAACATAATCCTCCCATTCACCGTCTGGAGTCCGCTGAATCTTATGCCGCATCAGCACACCATCTTTGTACAACCTCTCGTGTCTTGGCTCCCAATTCATGTTTCCTCCTATAAATAACTTACTGCTTCGTTAATTCGCGTAAAAGCCGTTTTAAGCCGTTTTTTATCACCGTCTGATACCTGCCTACCCTCAGCCATATCAAACGCCGCTATCGACGTAATAAGTGCCTCAAATTGGATTATTTTCATTAGGTCTGTGGCATAAAACGGTCTACGGACAGGCTTATTGGTATCGCTAGGCATAAAAGATTGATCTTTAGGAAACAGATCAGTCAAGTCCATGCCGACTGCACTAACGACTTCGTAAGCCGAACAACCAGCAAAACACTTCAGCAAAATCCGTCCGTCATCAGTCTCGGTAATCGCAAGGCTAGGACGCTTATCCTCGTGAGCAGGACAACAGGCTACCCAATGACCACGCTTACCTCGAACCTTTTCCAGCTTGTTTAAGAAATCGCCGATCATAGTATTCTCTTTCCAAAAGGAAAATTAGGCGTATTGGAGACCATAGTTTCGTCATTCCAACGTTGGTCGTTAAGCCATGTGGCAGGATGAGGAATAAACTTTTCATCCCTTGTAGCAAAATCCTCTTTAGCAAGCCTTGAGATAATTTTTTGCGTTAGAGCATCATCAGGCTTAACTTTCATCCAAGCCTTTAACGCTCTAGGCTTTGCTATCTTTCTAGGGTACTGTTTCCAGAAAGTATCAAATCGATCTATATATTCTTTTTCTTTTGTTATGGGTATTGGGTTATGGGTGGCATCGATTTTTAATGCGTTCGCATCTTTGTTAGATGCGTCTGCATTGCGTTCGCTATGCGTTTGCATTGCATCTGCATTTTTAGCCCATCTAGCTAAAGCAGCTAACCTAGCCTTTTCTGACTTGCCATAAATCTCATTTAATACTCTATCGCAACGTTTCTGACGGTAAACGTCACCTTCTAACGTAAAGAAAGTATCAAGAATCATCTGAACTGAATCAGGGTTTGAACCTATCTTAAAGGCAAGTTTTTTAGCGTCTGCTGGTAACGGTAGTTCTGTGTCGTAATACATCCAGATCAGGCGTAAATAAGCCATCGTGTCCGAATCAGACAAGGACGCAGTATCGCGCTGGAAATCACCTATATGGTGTGGATAAAAATGCATAGCAACCTCTCATCAGAAGGCTCATCACGAATTGGGTGGGATTTGGCAGGACGGTGATGAATCGTCTTTTCAGGAGCTACCCTAGCCATTCCCATTGACTATACCTTCGGCTTTCTTCTTTCGCAAGTCCTACAAATCTCGCTATCCTTAAACTGCGCTAACGATCTTGTCTTTTTGCAAACAGAGCAAAGCCGAGTACTAAAGTTATAAATCGTTTCCGACCCATGTGAATCGGACTTTCGACGCAAGGGTTTTAATGGGTCTGTTGCCAATCGGCTGTCCTCTAGGTGAAGTCTTAGGCAGAAATCTTTGTACTTCTTGCTTAGGTTGTTCTTTTGGTAAGTCTTTTTTCTTAACCATAATTGTGCCAGAGTTAGAGTGTTTCATAATAGAATGTTTCTATCGAGATATGGATTCCCAATAGAAATGTTTTTGTTTAAAAATATGATGTTTTCATGTACCGTATCAAAACTGCGTTATGCAGTTTACTAGGAGATTAGATATGACACTTACTAAAATCATTTTTTTCCTTCCAGCATGGTTTGTTCTTGCTTTTATTATTTGCGATACAGTAAAAGAAATAATCAAAAATCGCAAACAATCAATACTGGAGATATGACATGGACTGTGTGGCTCAAAATTATGAAGATGTTGCAAAATTATGGGCAAAGCATATTAACCAACCTTTTTCTGTTACATCACATGAAGTATCGCTAGACCTAGATTTAATGCAAGGATTGTGGATAAACATTTATCCAGAAGTTTTTGAGTTCATTGAGGCAGACCCACATAGCTTTGCCGATAAGGTAGCTGCTTATCGTTATGCAGCATCATCTAAAAAATTACAAGAACTGTAATGCGTTATTCTTACTAGGAGATTAAATTATGGATAAGCAAGGTTACGAGCAGTTCTTAATCGGTACGCTACAAGATGGGTTTCCCGGTGAGTTGACTGCTTGCTTTAAAGATACATTAAAACAGTCTCGTGAGGAACGGTTAGAGGAAGAACTTTGCATCCTCCTAGAGACTTGCGCTGTATTCCAGTCAGACCCTGTCAAGCTGCAAGCGGCTATTCGTCGCAACATGGTAGGTATCGTCAACAGACTGGTAAAAGAATCCACACTCCCTGAGTATGTCGAGACTCAGGAAGATCGTGATAGAGATCGTGCTGACTGGCTCTATCAGGAAATGAAAGATCGGGAGGCAAGATGAACCCTAGTCGAGCAGAGATTAGTAACTGGCAGCTTGCTGAGATAGTCTATTCATTACGTTTACTCATCGATAGGATAGAGCGTCGATCAGCTTCAGACGCTGACAAAGAGATAGTGTTTATGGCATACCGAGCGTTACAGAATACGCCTGATGCAGTCATCCAACTCGTAGACGAATTAGAAAGAGGCAACCAATGAGAAAGTTATTCAATCCAGACGACAAACTGGCTGATTTTATCGACCGTCATGCAGGTGCTGTAATTGTGTGTATGCTTGTCCTATCGTTACTCATGGACAGCTTTGCATGAAGAAGGTTTTTCCATCAATCTTAGACCAGAACTTTAAATATGTTCCTTCCGGTAAGACGAACATTCGCAAGACTTTCGATCGTATTCGCAAAGAACAGAAGGAGGTTACAAAAGTACAAACTACTACGGAAGCACAATCTCACAATATCATCTTCAATAAGAAATTCGCTAAGGGATAACTAATATGAACTCAGATAATCGGCAACAAGAGCAAGACGAACATCAGCAATGGATCGTGTACCAGAAGCTACAGACAGCTAGGGTCAAGCTACAAAACGTAGAACTCAAGAAGTCTGGACATAACAAGTTTGCTGGCTACAAGTATTTCGAGCTATCAGACTTCCTGCCTACCGTTAATAGCATCTTCTTTGAGCTAGGTTTGGCACATACGCTAGAGTTCTCCGACACTATGGCTACGATGCTAGTCATTGATACAGAGAATGGTGGTCATGCTAAGTTCACCTGTCCTATGGCTACGGCTGAACTCAAAGGCTGTCATCCAGTCCAGAACCTCGGAGCATCGATAACGTATATCACTCGTTACCTGCTGGTCATGGCT